CCGTGGGGTGACCGTAAAGTCAAGGATGTTCCCACTAATAAGAAAAAGGATTAATTGGATTAAATCCTTCCCTAAAAAACTAAAGAATGGATAAATTACCATTATTTGATATATCATTAGAAGACATCGCTCAAGGGATGTACAAGATTTCTCTTGTAGATAAGCCCGCTATTGAGGAAGACTTCATTCACTTCAACGAAGTTGAGAAGGTACAGATGTTTGCTGATGAAAAGAAGAAAGAGGTTGTAGGACCTATTATGATTCCTAATAAGGAAATCCTACGCTTCTCACCAGAAATGGGATACTATTATGTACGCTTCACTGCGGAGACAATCCAAGAGATTATGTACAAGTATTCCAAGGAAGGGTTATTTAACGCATTTGGCATTAACCATCAGAACGATACTGACGATGTAGTGATGCTTGAAGTTTGGACCAAAGAGAGTGATAACGATAAATCTAAAGATTATGGTTATAACCTACCAAACGGAACCGTATTCGTGAAGGCAAAGATTGAGTCTGACGAATTATTTACTGCAATTGAGAATGGAGAGATTAATGGTTTCTCTATTGAGATTAAGGCAGATATTAAACCAACAATTAATAACGAAGAACAAATGAACGAATTTAGTTTTGGCAAAGAACTTGGTAAGTTGGAGGCTCAATTTGAGACGATGACTAACAAGTACGAAGCAAGAATTGAAGCTTTAGAGAACGAGAACAACTCGCTCTTGGAAGCTATGACATCTTTTGAAGATAAGTTCGCTGGTGTAGACGATTTAAAGTCAGCCGTTGAAATGATTCAAAAGCACATCGCGTCTATGGGTGCTTCTCAAGAAGAGAACGCTACTGTAGAAGAAGATGAGGAAATGGCTCATACTCCTGAACACAAAGAGGAGGAAGAGAAAGAAGAAATGAAGGAAGACAAGTACGAAGCTACTGAAGAAGTACTTGAGGAAAACCTTCAGGAAGAGTTCTCTGCTACTGATGCAGAAGTTGAGGAGCAATTTGCTGCTGAACAAAAGGCTGAAGAAGTTACTGAAACAGTAGAAGACAAGACAGTAGTTTTTAATGGTATCACACCCGAAAAGGTAGATATGATTAATAACTTCTTTAACCGCAAGTAATTATTGTAAATTAATTAAACGAATCCTCTTAAATTAAAATAAAATGAGTATAGTAATATCAAACTTGCCATACGGTGACCGTCGTCCAGACTTGTTCATTGACACTATGGTAAAATCGGCAGCGGTATTAAACCGTTTTCGCCTTGTTGACGGTGTTAAAGCTAAAGTAAACGTACCTATCTTTGACGCTACATTATCTTTCGGTTCAGACCTTTGTGTATTTGATGGAGCATCTGCTGCTACAATCGGAGAAAAAGAAATGACCGTAACCACTTACAAGTGGTCTTTCCTAAACTGTAAGAACGCTCTTGAGACTTCTTACCGTGGTCTTCTTTTGAAGAAAGGTCAGAACAACCCAGAAACTATGGACGCTGAGTTCAAGGATTGGGTATTTGACTACTTCGCTAAATTGTCTGCTGAGAAAGCTTTGACTGTTGCAGGTACTGCGTTGACTACTGAAATGGCTGCTGATGCTGCTGTGTTAGACTACGACACTAACGGTGCTTTAACTTCTGCTAACATCCTTGACAAATTGGAAGGTGCTTACGAAACAATGTCTGACGTTATGTTGGCTGCTGTTTACGGCGATGCTGACCGTGATTTCAAACCTGCCATCTTCTTGGGAACTGCTGCTATGCAACACTACCAAATCGCTATCGCTGGTCTTTACACTACTACTCCACAAGGTGTTGTAGAAGGTGGTGTGCCAAACTACTACGGTATGGAAGTTATTCACTTCCCATCTATGCCTGCTAACGAATTTATGATTGCTGCTGCTCAGAACATCGTAATGTTGACTGACGAGTACAATGACGTTCGCGCAATTGATATGAAGTACGAAGCTGAACTATCTTCTGACAAGATTTGGGGACAGTTCAAGTTAGGTTTCTCTTACCTTAAAGGTGAAGAGATTGTCTACGCAAAAGACTTCGCATAATTAAATAACTAACGGAAGGGCCTTGCGCCCTTCCTTTAATACCTATAACAAATGGCTTGTAATGTAACTCTTGCTGATATTTCCTACTCTTGTGACGATGTTGCAATTGGTGGTATCGTAGAATTGCACGTTGCTAACAGAACCGATGCTATTGCTGCATTGACTTTGGACGCTGCTGACCGTGCGATTACTGCTGCTACTGCTGTAAGTGGAGTATCACAAATTTCTTTTAACAACAAGGATGGCTTCTCTGTATTCAGTGAAGTAAAAACTGTAGCTGCTGATGGTGTAGTATCAACTGTACCAACTGTATCTGTAGAGCTTCCTAAAATGACTGCTGACAAAATCACAAAGCTTAACGACATCTCTAAAGGTGGTGCTGAGTTGGTTGCTCTTGTAGAGACTGCTGCTGGAACTTTCCACGTATGTGGTTTGGACTACGGCTTGTACGCAGGAACTGTTGACGCTAACTCTGGAACTGGCCGTTCTGAAAAGAACCGCTTCCAACTCACTCTAACAGGTGATGAGCTTGGCTTGTCTTACAGCATCTCTTCTGCTGACTTTATTCTTGCTACTACTTAATAGCAAATCTTGTAAATTACAACAAGGGGGTGAGGCGAAAACCTCGCCCCTTTTTATTTAAAAAAAATATGGCTTTTAATTGTTCTGTTTTATTGAGTGATATAGACTCCAACTGTTCTAATAGTTTGACAGGAGGAATCAAGAAAGTGTATTTAGGCTTAAAAGAAAACTTAAGTTTGACACTTGATACATCAGCGGAGACAGTTCTTTTAAATGCCAACTTAGAAGACTTTGTAACATTTGAGCATAACCCAAAGGACAAGGCTACATACTTTTCAGAAACTAAACAAACGAATTTAACCGTACCTGTTATAGAAACTGAGATATTTGTAAAGCTACCTGCTATAGATAGCAGAGCTTCAAAGGTTGAGCAGATGTCTTATAGGAGCGATATAGTTTGTGTTCTTATGCACAACAATGGAACAGCAACTATAAGCGGATGGATACGAGGTCTTGATATGAACTACTCGGCATCAAGTGGTGCTTCAATAACAGATGCCTCAAGTATAAATGTAACCTTAAAAGGAACTTCTTGGGAATCATCCATAGCTACGAGTGACCAGTCTTTGATTAAGCTTGGAACACTTTGGGTTAATCACAATGAAATTTGGTCTAACAACAATATTAACTGGGGGTAAATGAATTTAACTAACGAAACTATTGAGTCTACTTATGGCAACCTATTAACGATAGGTGATGCTGCTGGTACTCCAACGCAAGGGACTCTTCAAAATGGTAATGGTCAAGACGTTACCTCACTAACTTTAGACGAGTTACAAGTAAATAAGCTTGTACAGACTCAAGCGACTATTGCTGCAAGTGGTACTTCTTTAGCGGGAGCAACATTGCTTACAGCGGGAGTAAACCTTGTGACCTCTGCGGACTCTAACAACATTGCTGTTAAGCTACCACAACCCGAATTAGGGCTTGTAATCAACGTAGTAAACACTTCTGATAGAAGCATCACTGTGTTTCCTTATAGTGCTACAGACAGCATCTTAGGGCTTAACGATGGTGAGGGTTACTCTATCCCCGAGGATGGTCAGTTGTACCGCATTGTGTGTGTACAGAACCCTAATGTTGGTGTTTGGAGTGTTAGTACGCCTACATCAAGTAATTCTGTGACAAAAACAGTTTCTGTAAACTTAACAGCAGACGGCACAGTTAATGATGGTGGAACGTACTCTTATTCAGCTCCTTTGTTGAATTCTAATAAAACAACATACTACCCATCAACAGGTCCTTACGATGTTTTAAATGCTCCTCTTGCAACAAACGACTGGTTTGATACTGCAGAATTTAATACCTACAATAAAGTAAGACTTAAAAACATCACTGTTAAGACAAACGTGCCAGCAGGTGATTTAACTGGAGCAGTGTCTCAACGGTCTTCTACTTTAATGGGTCTTACTGCAACTCAGCTATTTCAGCTTTTCGGATATATTAGAATTATAAGCTTGGGAAGTAATGGAGCTACATTTTCTGTAAACGAATATAACCAATTAAGACCTTTAGACTCTTATTCTGCACTTGTGAATGCAGGCAATAGTACGCAATACGCAAGTCACTATATGAAAAATGGTACTTTGTATCAGCAATTAAGTGGTTCTGCTTCTAACAATGTTTGGCAAGATATAAATGATGCTAACGGAAACAGACGTATTTACTATAGCCCTTATATTGGATATGGTCAAACAGGGACTCCTTATACAGGATATCCTTCTGGTTTCTCTTTTGAAGCTGAGGTTGTTGTTGAGTTTGAATTTTCAATGTAATAAAAATTAATTATGGCTTTTAATTGCTCCATACTACTAAGTGATATTGATATCAATTGTAACAAGCGTGTTACAGGTGGTATTGAAAAAGTAATTCTTTTATTACAGAAAGACTTAACTATCACTTTTGACCCGCTTGATGAAACTGTTGTGACACAAGTGGACACTAACAACACTGTTGTCTTTGAACACAACATCAAGGACGGTGTAACTTCTTTTGATGAGAACAAGAATATCTCAAACGGACTCGGTGTAGTAACTACGAACATAGTTGTTCAGATTCCTTCTGTTGACAATAAGGTCAATCAGATTGACTATATGAGCCGCAGAGAAGACATTGTAGCTGTTCTTGTACATAATAACAAGAGTGTTACTATATCGGGATGGATGGATGGCTTAACGATGAACTACGAGGCTAATAGTGGCACGAGTATTTCGGAGAAATCTAACATCAACATCACGCTAACTACCGAGAGCGGTATTGCTTCTTTAGTTCTTGATGACAAAACACCTTTTACTGACCAATCTATTTTTAATTAATGGGTTACTTGATAAATAGCGGCTCTGGATATATGAAGGATGCTGTAACAACTACTTCCGCACAGAAAGAATATCTTTATGTTAAAGGCGGTTACAGCGGTTCTGTTGTAAATTCTATAGAGGCAGAGGGATTGGTATTATTCTTACAACTACACGATTAAAATTATATAATATATTATGGCTTACGAAACTATTGTTAAAGAAGGAAACTTCCATCAGACAGCTACAGGAGATTATGGCTTCCGTTTGTTAGAGGGTGGAGAGTCTTCAACTGCGGGTGAAGCATTCCGTGCTATCCAAGCGATTGAAGGTGCTGTGGTTACGACTACTACTGAAGTAGGTGACGCGGTAACAAACCTTGGTATTGGTGAAGGTACAATCATCTACGGCAAATTTGATAGCGTATCTTGTGTATCGGGCAAGGTATTGGCTTATAAAGCACTGTAATGAACTATGTTAGGACTACTAAATACCGTCCTTACAAGGGGTGGTTCACTATTAACTTATGTAAAGGATGGACTTGTTATGGCTAATAGATTCCTTACACCCCCTAAACTAAATTTCCCCGCCCAAGGCTCGGCCGAATTCAACGGGACGAGTGATTATATCCAATTAAACGACGCGTTCAGCCATACGAACCACACCATAGCGGCGTGGGTTTATGCGAATGATGATTCTGTAACAGATTCAATTTTTGATGCAAGAGACGCCAACGATGACGGGTTTAGAATAGTGCAGTTAAACGATATTCTTTACTATGATTTGAATGCGGGGAATTTACCGGCAAGCGTTAGCGAAAACAATTGGTATTTCGCCGTTGGTACTTACGACGGCACTACGCAAAAATTATATGTTGACGGCTCGTTAATTTCCAGCCAAGCAATAAGCACAACAACAAACACAACAACCGCCGCAAGAATCGGCGCACGTTCTCACACCTCGCCAGCATCTTATTGGGAAGGCAACCTCGCCAACGTCGCAATATGGAACCGCGCACTTTCAAGCGATGAGATTAATTCAATAATGTGGAAAAGCTACGAAGCGCTAACGAGTGCGGAATCAAACGGGTTACAAGCGTGGTATAGTTTAGACGACATCACAAGCCCAGCGGCGAGCCTTGCGAATATGGAGCAACTCGCAACGGATAAAAACGCAACAATCGAAAACAAGGCGGCCATCACGGCGGCCATAAATGCACTAAGCTAATGGCACTAATAGACAAAGCAAGCCTTTTAATGGTGCCAAGCACCTACGAGGCGGGAACATTATACAACGTTTTACCAAGCGGGAACCGCGCACCCGATAGCACCGACCAAAATAGTGGGTACGACCAAACCCGTGCAGACTTTACTTTTGATAGAGGTACTGACCACGGAGCAACAAGAATCGGGAGTGATGGGCTTATAAAAAAGTATCGGGAGAACCTTTTGTTGCAGTCGAATCAGTTCGATACGACGTGGACTCAACAAAGTGTTGCTTTAACAAGCGGTCAAAGTGGCTATGACGGAAGCAATAATGCTTGGCTTATTACTAAAAGTGGAGCAAATGGTCAAGTAAACCAAACCTTATCAACAAACGGAGTAAATACTTTTTCTTGTTATGCTAAAGCGGGAACATCAAATTGGTTGAGGCTAACACCATACGATGATGTGTTCTTTGATTTATCAACGGGTGTATCTTATGAATATGGTTCTACTACAATAGACTCTGCAATTGAATCTATAGGAAGTGGATGGTATCGTTGTTCTATTACATACAATGCGACATCTACACTTGTGCGTATTATTGTGGCAGATAGCAGTTCAAGTTCATCGGGAACAAGCGGTTCAATCTACATCCAAAACGCCCAACTGGAATCCTCAATGGTAGCCACCGACTACCTCGATAGCGGAGCGACCACGGCAAAAGCGGGGGTGCTTATCGACTTGCCGCGTATCAATTACGATGCGAATGGTGAGAACGGAAGTCTTTTGTTAGAGCCGAGTCGGGCTAATTTTATACCTTATTCGGAATACTTTAGCGATTGGGCTTTAGATGGTGATGGAGCGGGTCAGTCGGTGACGGCTAATTATTCAACATCACCCGAAGGTGTGCAAAACGCCTATCGTTTGCAGTTAAACAAAACGGGTGGCACATATTCTCGTATTCGTAAATCAGTTACTTCATCTTATTCGGGGGCTGGTATCTTTTCAGTTTATCTAAAGACAAACGATGGAAGCACGAAAACCCTATCAATGCGCTGGGGCGGTAGTGGTAGTGTTGAAAAAACAATAACGGGAGAATGGCAACGCTTTGATGTGCAAGGAACGGCAACAAATGGTTTGGCCGCTGATTGTGAAATTTTCTTGGATGCCGCAAATAGTGATGTAGTAGATTTATCGGTATACGGCGCACAACTCGAAGCCGGCTCCTACGCCACAAGCTACATCCCGAACCACGGGGAATCGGGCGGCGTCACACGCGCGGCGGATACTTGTTCAGTTACGGGCGTTAGTGATGTGATTGGCGGAACAAGCGGAACCATTTTCTTTGATGTTACAATGAGTGAATCGCTTACAAATTCAAATTATAAGCAGTTTTTTTACTACACGGATAGCGGTTCGAATCAAACATATATGTATGTTTCAAATACAAACTACATCGTGGGAAATCCAAACCTTGGAAACATTACATCAACAACCCAACTACAAGCGGGCGAGCGTTACAAGATAGCGGTAACATACGCAACGAATAGTTTTAAGATGTATATAAATGGGTCGGAAGATGCCACCAGTTCAAGCGGAGCGCCGAAAGACAATGAGAACATTATTTCGATTGGTTCCTACAATGGAGCCAGCGAATTTAACGAGTTTACTTTCAACCAATACGCACACTTTCAAGAAGCCTTGAGTGATTCGGAATTAGCAACCCTCACAACTTTATAAGCTATGAAGTACACATTTAGAAAATACGAATTTACCGACGCGGCGAGCGCACAAAGCGCAATCGACGCGCTCGGTTTATCGGAAGAAGGAAACCCAACCCACCGCCATACCATCGCAATGCTGGGACATATCGTAACAACACCGGCCACATACGACGAAGAAGGTGAAGAATTGACACCGGCGGTACTTGCGGACAACTATTCAGTAGATGTGCTTTGGCGTGATGGCGTGGTAGCTGATTGGGACGCGAACATTGTTTGGCCCGACCCGGTCGGCGTTCATAGCTTTGGAAATAGCGAGGCAAACGCGGAATACACCGCGACTTTGTACGAACTTTTCCCCGAACGCATTCCCGTAATCACTAACGACATAAACGACTAAAAAAATGGGGGTAACTACAACACAAACGAACAAGCCGCTAAACCCGCGCGGCAATGACCAAAGCCCTTTGGCCTACAATCGTGCAAAACTATTCAGCGGGAAAGCCCTTGATTTTGATGGGGTGAATGATGAGGTTTTAAGCACAATAACAATAAGTGGTGCAAAAACTTACTGCGCTTGGATAAATGCAGACGCCACTTCAAATTGTCGTATTGTTTCAATGTTCACTGGCGGTTATTCAAATATCACGTTCTCAAACAATAAATTCAATATGTACGACGGGACTAACATTCCCGAAACTACAACTACATTTGAAACCGACCAATGGTATTTTGTGGTAGCCGTTCAAGAAGCTAATAACGCTAAAATATATGTGAACGGAATCAGTCAACCATTAAGCACAACCAACTGGGTTGAACACACATATACAAGCGCAACAATCGCTATTGGTCGTGATGCCGCTGGTTCCACAGCTTGGTTTGATGGCGAAATAAGTGGCGTTCGTGTGTTCAACACCGCCCTAACCGCCGCACAAGTGGCCGACCTATACAACAACCCAGAGAAGGTCGTACCTACTGGAGTGGCTAACACCGCTTTAAAGTTATTTCTACCAATGCAAGAAGGCGCGGGAACGACGGCGTACGATGGTAGCGGAAACGGAAACCACGGCACCATTAGCGGCGCAACGTATACGCACGGAATCGGCGCACCCGTAGCGCAGACGGCGGTTATTGATTGGAATAAGTCGCATAACTACATTGACAAGAGTGAAGAATTTGAAACGGCATCTTGGAGTGAAAACCGATTGGTAACCATTACGGACGATTCATTTATTGCACCCGATGGAAGCGCAACGGCAACGGAAATCGTAGAAACCACGGCGAACGATTCGCACTTTTTAGCGCAAACATTATCGGTAACCGCTGGCGATTATTTCATTTCAGCATACGTCAAAAAAAGAGATTACGATTGGGTTCAACTTTCAACGGGTGGCGATACCTCAAGATATGCGAACTTTAACATTTCAACGGGCGCAACTGGTAATGCAAGCGATATAACCGAATTAATCATTGAAGATGCTGGAAATGGATGGTACCGCATTGGCGGTAAATTAACCACAAGTTCAACGTCATTCAATTACTTTATAACTTTGATTCAGTCGGATGTTGCAAGCCGTTTCCAAACGTATACGGGAACCGATAAGGGGCAATACATTTGGGGCGCACAAGCGACCAAAAGCGCAACGCTCCAACCTTACTTGCGTAATATAGGAACGTCGGCAGTTACTGCGGAAGTACTACTCCCGCAAGGCTTAACAACGGGCCGCGATATCACGGGCGTGAATCTATTTGAAAACGTGCGGAAACAAGGCGCGCTAAATCTTGACGGCAATAGCTGGGCAGAGGTTCACGATAATGCGAGTTTGGATTATAGTAGCGAGGTAACGCTTGAAACTTGGATTTATTGGACTGGTGAAGATGATAAAGGTATTTTGGGTAAATGGCACGGCCCAAGCAATCAGCGTTCGCTTATGTTGTATTCAAATACTGCTACAAAAATAGTAGGGCTATATTCATCAACGGGAAGCACAACGGCTGGCTTTTTAACTCCTTCGCAAAACTTGGCGGCTGGTAATTGGTACCACGTTGCTTTCACCTCGGATGGCTCAACTATTAAAATATACATTGATGGCGTTGAGGGGAATTCCGCATCTTATAGTAGTGGATTTTATGTGAGTGATGAAAACTTGGAAATTGCCACTTATCAAACCGACGAAGCAAAAGCGCACAACGGCCCAATCGCCCAACCGCGCATTTATAACCGCGCGTTGACGGCGTCTGAAGTCCTACGAAACTATAACTCTGGAAAGAACACATACACAAACGATTAATATTATGAAAGGAAATATCTTTATCAGCGTACCTGCTTCAGACATTAGTAACGAACTACCTGCTGCAATAACTCGCTACGATTGGAACGAGTATACCTACAACGAAGAAGGAGAGTTGGAGTCTACGACAACGATTCATCCTACTTGGGAGCAATTTGGTAGCCGCTACAGCGGACTATTCGGCAGCCCCGTTAGCGTAGCTGATGTTGTAGTATACGAGATGGAAGCATCTTGGTTAGATAGCGAAGTATCTGCCCTTATCGCTTTAGGCAATGGTCAGTCAGCACCTAACTACACCGTATACACCAACGCAGAAGTTCGTACCTTTATCGCAGATAACACACCTGCTGAACTATAATTAATCATTAATGAAAAGACTTAAGACAGGAGTAGTTAATACTCTATCTTTCGTCAAGCTATCTACATTTACGGTAAACAGCTTTGACGTTACATTGGATAAGGTGGTAGGTACTGGTAGTCTAACGATTACCAACCTTACTGACCTTAACAACCTT